AAGCAGGAAGATATCCATCTTCTTTTAATATCATTTCATTATCATCACTGTCAATAGCACCATCTGCTTGAGGTATACCCCCAATAGAACCTAATAAAACGGGTTGTTGTTTGTCGTCATCTCTGAACATAACAATAACCCAAGATCCTTCAACAAAACCTATAGGTGAATGACCTATACCAGAAATACCAGCAGAAGTAATTGGTTGTAGCGGATAAGCCCAAGGAAGATCTTCTGTTTTAATAAGATTTTTATCATGTGTATGTAAACCAACAACACGTACTTGACAACGTCCTAGTTTAAGAGGATCTTGACGGTTTTCTACTACACCACTATATAATTGCATTATGTTCCATCCTTATCTAAATCCATTAAGAATGTGTCTTTAATTAACTCTAATTTACATTCATGGCTATCACGAGTTATATTATGATGTATTGCACTAATAATATAGTTACCCGATAGTATTTTATCAGTTATATCAATATCTTTTTTTGTTATTTGTTCAAGCTTAGTTATATCCATATATATTTTATCACCTACAGTATAATCCGTTCTACCAGGAACAGTTATCTCAACTATGGTTGATTCGAGTTGTTTCATAATTGATATTCTATGTTGACTACTTGCACTATTTGTAGCATCAATAATACCATTATATGAACCCCAATGATCAGTAGCTCTAAGCACCAATGCACTAGAACGTGAAACTACATTCTGAGAAGCACTTGCAAATTTATTTAAATGGTCGTCATTTTCAAACGATTCAAACATATTATAGGTATTAACTTTATATTTTTTAGTGACTAAATCATATGATATTTGTTTAGATCCAAACTTACCTGATATGATATTATCTAAATAATCAAATACTGTTGGTACATTGATATCAATAATACGTTTATATTCTTTTTCAATGTTTCTCATTGAAGAGCCATCACTTCTAAAATCTCTTAAGTTTTCATCTTGAATAAACGTTTGAACAATATCTTGATTGTATAATGTTTTAGTTGATATAAAATTAAATCCGCGTCTATTTTCAAAGAATAGATAACTAGGATTACCCTTTGCGTTCTTAGCTCTATCAAGAATATAATTTAATGAAGTAACTGGTGACCAATAGTTTGAAATAAATTTTGTTGAATTAATTGTTTCTTCAATAAGAACAGGTTTAATGGTTTCTAATCCAGCGTACTTATCAGTTAATAATGTATTTGCTATATCTGATATTTTACCTTGGTATGATTTACTTATTTTTTTATTAACATCAACTAAAGCTTCTCTGGAAAAGAAATGTAATTCGTAGACAGTAGAACGAGTATTAGTTTGTATTCTATTTGTTACCTTATATATATAGAATTGATCCTTAATAACTTTATCTCTACCTTCAAAAGTAGGCGTGTGAATACTAAGGTTAATGTATTCTTCACCGACAAATGGAAACAAATTAGTAAGATCTTGAGAGTCTCGTATACCAATAACACCAGTAATAAACGGAGAAAACATATCTTCGTATATTTCTATACCAGCTACTTGTGCAGTAACATTTTGTGAAAATCCATTTGCTGAGATAACTTCTGCTGTATCAATAGCAATATCACCAGCAAATCGTATTACTTCAGCTTGTTCCATTATATACTATCTTTAAAGTTTTTAATAATTATTTGTAATAATCCAGGAGATATTAGTTTAATACGACGTTTAGTTTCATTTAACGCTATTTCATAATCATAATTAGAAACTGATGTTATATTTGCTTGAGAAGCATCAACAATATTTCCATTTGTATCTATATAGTGATGAATTGCATACTCATTACCAGTACCATATTTCTCAGTAACATGAGCTTCTAATTCAAAGATAGGTAAAGGAAAGTCATCGATATAATTATATTTTTCATTACATAACATAATAACCCAATGGTATAATGGACTTCCATATACTTTTTCTGCAATAATTTCAGGAGTTTCTCCATCACGTATATCATATTCATCATATAAAGAAATATTAGCTAATATTTCTTTTCGCACTCTAACATTTTGTGATATATCTTTAACTAATAGATATTGAGTATGATCTCCAACGTTAAAATCATAAGTAAATGTAGGAAAGTTATTAAAATACATAAATTAAAATCCTTTGCGAATTTGATCTTTCGTAAGAAGAGCAAGTTCTTTAAACGTTAATACTAAATTAATTTGAGTTGGTGTTCCGTCTTTAAATGCAGTAAACTGACCTTGCGGAGAGTAATTGACAGTTAATTCAGTTAATACACATGATGTGTGTTTATTAATACTTTTATTTTCATCTGACCCATGATAATATGCTATATCAAATTCTGATGGATATGTATATAAGAAAGCGTTTTCATCTTTAAATTCTGGGTGCATGTGATATTTAAATTCTTTAATAATATTTTGTACATACTGAGCTTCTTGTGCATTTCTTGGATAAAACTGATAATCAAATTGAAAAGTTCTAAAATCTACATTTTTAAATATAACTTCTTTACGTGGGTTTGTTGCAATTCTAGTTAGTCTAGAAATTCCACCACCAACTCCTGCAATATTTGCAGTACCTAAAGCAAATGCAGTACCAGCAGCAGAACCAGCTTTTCCAACGTCTGCTAATCCTTTGCCTACATCACCGCCTTTAATAGCTTCTCCTAGTGCAGATCCACCAGCTATAGCACCTCCAAGAAGTGCTGTATTCTCTTCATCATATCCAACAGAATATCTAGATGATAATAAATTAGGCATATGTAAAGCTATAGCAGTTTTAATACGTTTTGTTGCATTAGTAAACGTAAGATCTTTAGTACCTTCAGCAATGGTGTTAACTACTGTATTTTCCGATACTGCAGAGCCTGAAAATAAGTTTGATATAGAGGTAGCACCTCTTGATGCTGTTCCAGCTAAAGCACTTTGCTCTCTGGGAGGTACATCTTTAACAAATTGATATTGATTTCCGCTACTATCTTTATTTAATGTAGCATCAGTTGTAACGTTAATGTAAAACATAACATAGTTATTACCATAATCTTCGCGATCTGCAGTAAGATCACTAGGATATTGTAGTTGAGTAATATCATATGCATTAGAGGATTCATTAGGATCATATCCACCAGTGCCTGATCCGTTATCAGCCCACCCTCCTGCATTCCAATTTGGTCCTATTTCCATTTCACATTCCTGTATTAGTCTTGTATATTATTTATATAAATAGAATTGAATTCTATTGAGTATTTATGTACCATAAAAGACTATATAAACCTAAACATCCTGAAAAATATACAGGAGATCCAACCAATATTGTTATGAGATCCAGCTGGGAGACTCGTTTTGCAATATGGTGTGATACTAATCCTGCTGTTATTAAATGGGCATCAGAAGAAACTATTATACCATACAAATGTCATACAGATGGCAAGATTCATAGGTATTATATTGACTTTAAAATTAGAGTTAAACAAACTGATGGTTCTACTAAAACCTATTTAATAGAAGTAAAACCGCATGGCCAGACTCTTCCTCCACAATATCCTGGTAGAAAAACAAAACGATTCTTAAATGAAAGCTTTACATTTATTAAAAATCAATCAAAATGGAAAGCAGCAACCGAATGGTGTGCAGACAGAGGATATGAATTTAAAATCATTACCGAAAAGGAATTAGGGTTATAAGTATATAAATAATAGTATGGCAAATTTAAAAGACATTTTTACTAAAAACCAATATGACTTAGGTGCTGCAGCTAAACAATCTAAGACATGGTTTCAGCGACAAGCAAGGTTATTAGGACAGCAAAGAGCTACTCCTAATGCTATGCTTAAAAGCGATCCATCTGCTATGCGAGCTAGTATTAGACCTGGTAATTTATATATGTTCTTATATGATGCTAAAACTAAAGATACATTACCATTTTGGGATAGATTCCCATTAGTATTTCCATTTAAAAAAACTGCAAATGGCTTTATTGGATTAAATATGCACTACCTTCCATATCAAGGAAGAATACAATTATTAGATAGATTAATGGATTTTGCAAATAATAAACGTATGGATGAAACAACTCGTCTTAATTATTCGTGGAGACTAATAAATGGAGTTTCTAAATTTAGATTGGCACAGCCATGTGTTAAACAATATTTAGCAGATCATGTACGATCATCACTTAGACAAGTGAATTCCTCAGATTGGGCAACAGCGATGTTATTACCAGTAGAACAATTTACTGGTGCTGCAAAACAATCAGTTTGGGCAAATTCACTAAGAGGATAATATGGCACAATTAAACGACTTTATATCACAGATAAAAACCGAAGGGTTGATGCGGAATAATAGATATGCCGTAGATTTTTCATTGCCTACTGGTTTAGCAAACCCAGGGATAGATTTAAGAAAAGTATTACTATTTTGTGATAGTGTATCTATACCAGGGATTAATATATCTACAACTCCAGCTAGAACTTATGGTGAAATACGTGAAATGCCGTATGAAAAATTATTTTCTCCGATAACCATGTCATTTTATGTTGATAGTTCTATGCAAGTCAAAAAGCTTTTTGATTCATGGCAAGGTATTATACAAGATCCTGATAGCAGAAATATAGGATATTATGACGATTATAGGACTGATATAACTATTACTATGTTTGATATTAATAATAACGCAAAATATTCGGTTACAGCATATGAGTCTTTTGTAAAAGATATATCAACAATACAATTAGATTATTCAAATAGAGATGTTATGAAATTAAATGTCACTATGGGGTACAAATATTGGAAGTCTTCAGAACAACAAAGTTCTGTTAGTACTCCTGATAATAAAGGATTCTTTGATAGAATTGGCGAATTTATAGGGGATGCTATTCCTGTACCTTCACAATATTATAATGATTTTGATGGGTTTCAAAAAGAATATAACAATTACGTGCCACAGCTTGGTGGTTTGAATTTAGCGGGAGCTACATTTAATTTTTAAAGGTATATTATGAGTGCTGATGATAATCTATCTAAGATCTTTGACATAGATCCAATGGATAAAAATGAAGTAATTAAGGCCAATGGTGAAGTATTGCCACCTAAGTCTAAAAAGATAGAAGAAAATATTAACTATGATTACGATAAGACTCGTGACAATTTACATGGTCTATTGAATCAAGGACAAGATGCACTTTATAATGCACTAGAGATTGCCAAACAATCAGAGCATCCTAGAGCATTTGAAGTTGTAGGGAATTTAATCAAGCAGCTTTCTGAAGTGAATGCCCAACTGCTTGAGTTGCATGATAAGAAGCAAAAATTAGATACACCTAAAGGTTCAGATAAAAATGAATCTAAGCAAGTAACTAATAATGCTATATTTGTGGGCAGTACTAGCGAGTTGAATAAACTCATTAGTGATATTAATAAAGGAGATTGATTATGGCTTTGCCAATTAATAATACGTTGACCTATACGTTAACAGTGCCGTCAACAGGCCAGGAAATAAAATACAGACCGTTTTTAGTGAAAGATGAAAAGACTTTATTGTTAGCACATCAGTCAGAAGACGTTAAAGTAATGATTGATTCACTAAAGAATGTTATTACATCATGCGTTAAAGATGATATTAATGTAAACGATTTGGCCACATTTGATATTGAGTATATTTTTACTCAAATTAGAGCTAAATCTGTAGGTGAAATAGTGGAATTATTTCTCAAGTGTGATACATGTGAAGATGAAAAGGCAGTTACTAAAATAAACTTA